AACGACTGAGTGATAGACCCAGTTTCCTTCGTCACCTTCAAAGCGTTGAATGCCAAGCGACTGGAGTTCGAAACGGTCGAGTTCGTGGAGACAGGCATGACAGGGAATAATAGATCCACACTTTCGCGCCGTATCGGCGCGGTGTTTGAAATCGGCGTATTGCCTTTCACGGTTGTGGATTTCACTGTCGAAGCTGATGGGGTCTTGTTCTTGCGGTTTGCCATTTAAGATTTCCAAATCTGTTTCATTGTCTACACACGAAGCCAAGAGAGAGGCCCACTGGGGAGCGTTGCCACCAGTGGACCATACATTGCGCCTATTCAGCGCAACGAGGCACCAGAGCAGTTTCTTACGAAAGGATCCGCTTGGATGCCAGTAGCCTTTGAATTCAGGAATGCTGATATTCAAGGCAGGCAGCACCGAGCCAGAGGCGTCGAGCGCTGCCATTTTTCGCATTAAGAAGGCCTCGCCAATGGCGGGCCGTTTAGACATACGAAAGAGACCAGTAGCGAAGTTTTCGGACCCAGCTTCACGCATGGTGCCTTTAGACTTTTCGCCTGTAAACTGGTCTTTAAGACAGTAACTCAAAACGTATTTCATGCCACCTTCATCAGGAATTTGAAAGGTGACGAACCCAAGAGGCCACAAGGACCAATTCAGGCGACGCTTGAGCTTGCCTTCAGACATCATGAGGGGAACGCTTGTCAGCAGGTTTCCCACATGATGGACATCGCCGAGCTGGCGCAAGTCAATGTTGGAGTAAAGAATGAGGTGCCAGTGACAGCGCCCGTTACGGTCGCCTTGTTCACCAGCACAGAGAAAGCGGATAACCGCTTTCGGATCCACCCGCTTTGCAGCGGCCCGTAGACGGGCGAAAAAAGCGCGAACGTCAGCATAGCAGAACATACGCGCCCCCTGATAACCGATATCGGTTTCATCAGAATAGGTCAGAGCCACACACAGAGCGTGCGGCCAATCTGTTTTTTCGGCCATTGCGCGTGCCACCCAGTCGTGACGACGGGTAGCGATACATTGATCGCAAGAACGGCAAGCGAATGTCAGATTATTTTGGGTTATAGGTCTAGAACACATCGTTTTGAGTTTCTTTAAGTGCATACAGGAACAAGGGGGACTGTATGCAAGCCCGCCCCCTCGCGAACGAGGGTGCGGGCAGATTGTCAGAGCCAATCATAGGTTTTCACCTCAAAGCCAGGGCAGAGTTTGGGCGCATAATCATGATGCGCCGACACCTTTTCAATCCCGTCGATAGAACCGACAAGATCAAGAAGCGCCCGATTTTGGGCGGGAGTGTAATAGGTAGAAAAGTAATCAATCTTTGTGATTTCACGGCTTTCGATCAGCAGGAACCCAAGGGTTCCAGCATTGTGACCAATGCAGTGAGCGCCGATCATAGAATAAGGCCTGCCGCTGTAATAAACACCGTCAGGCATTATCAAGCCGTGATAGCCAAAGCCATTTTTAAAACCCCGCTCAGTGTGCCACTGGTTGACAGTGGCGAACACGTGAAACGGTGTCATATGGGCAAACTGCCCAGTCTTGATCGCTGCGCAATGCAAGATTATTTCGCGCACAGGGTGCGCAGCTTTGCCTTGTAAGATCATTTCATTTTTCCTTGATGAAGTGACCGCCAGCGCCTAACCGATACTGTTGCTCGAGATAGACGCAGTTTTCAATTTGCGAGATTTCGACCCGATAGGTTCGAGCGCAAATACGGGCGGCAATGTCTAAAGCTTGTTGGACATCGGACGAAAGTTCGTCCGAGCCGTTGATATGTTTTACTCGAAAGCCATCTTGACCGATGACTTCGAGTTTTACAGGCCAACCATGTTTAACCATGGCTTTAACCACAAGAGAGCCGAAGCATTCTGGCGCACCCCGATCTTTCGGGATGCGCCATATGCGTTTGACGTATTGTTTAGACGTCACCCGCAGCCTCAATAACGGCGTCTTGAGGCGGTGCGGTAGGGATACGCTCAATAGAAGCCAAAGCGCGCTCACGGGCCTCTAGGCGAGCCGTGGAGGCTTGCATATTAGCAAGAGTAAGACGCATTTGGTTTTCCATGCGAGAGGCAGAAGTAGGCGCATAATCAGGATTTGCGCCTGTATCGTGCGAGCCCTCGCCGTATTTCTGAACGCCGTAGCCAAGCCGAGGTTCAAGAACAGCGAGGCCTGACACGACTTTGAGCCATGCCCCATCAGGGATCAGGTCAAAGTAATCCAACGCAGCGACGCGCCCCGCTGGAATATTAATCGAAGCGAGAACGCCCGATTGATCAACAATGTCGAGAACACCGCCCTTGAGAGATAGAAAAACACTTGAACGTTTGATTTCCATTTTAAAACCTATGTGAAGAGAGTTGCAGAGTCGATGATTGCAAGAGCCTCGACAAGCGTCGGACCCATAATCATCGGAGTTGGCAGAACAGCTTGCGAGGAGATCACATAAGTGCAGACCTCGGCGTTTTGATCCGCGAACGGATAATGCGAAAGCGTCTCAGGATAAAGAACACTTGAAGGAGTCACCGACATCGGGACCTCGAGTTGCCAGATCGCAGTTTTATTTGCGACCGTGGTTTTATCGAGATGGCGATTTAGTCCATAATGAACATACAAAGCCTTCAAGGCATTGTAGCCGGTATACATCGAAATAGTGCTTTCCTGAGTGGAAAGGCAATCGCTGTCGAGTTCACGATAAGTGACCGCGACAGGATCAAGCGCCAATTCAGCCGCGACAAAGTTATCAACGCCCCAGACATCCGACAGGATCGGGTGAGGCTGGGAAGCGAGGGTTTCATCAGGTTTGAGAGAACCAAACGTGACAATAATACCGCCCAATTCAGTCCGAGGGATCGGAACCGAATAAGTCATGGTCAAAGCCATATCGGAGCGGATGGTTTCGGCGTTTACGCCTGCAGTATCCATCGCGCCGACGATATTACGGCCAAATTGCTGGCGACCTTCATAGATCACAAAAGGCGTTGCGCCAGTTTCGACAGAAAGGCCGTGCGCCCAACGCAGAACCATTTCCTCGCCATACTCGGGATTGTCGGTGACCATTTGCGCCATGGTACGCGTCAGCTTATCCATTTTTTCAGCATTGTAAAAATCGACAAGCGAGACGTTACCAGCAGACGCGCCGTTAAGAGTCGCAAACAGTTGAGTTTGCCCAGTGCCAAAATTGAAAGTGGTTGTGTTGGCACCAACACCAACAGCAGTCACGCCAGCAGCGCTAGCGCTATAGCCAACGCCTGTTGTAGTAGCTGCAACGGTGCCGCCCAATTTAGTAATAGGGACGGGAAGTTGCATATTCGGAATATCCAACTGAACCGAGCCGTTTACACGGTCATCAGGATCAAGAACGCCGTTAAGTCGTTCGAGAACCGTGGATGAAATCAAAGCGGGAGTAATGGCAGTGTTGCTATGCAACAGCTGCACCGCTTTGTTATATTTGCGAAGGCGCAAATTATTCACCGCAGCGTTATGGGCCAAACGGACCATTTCATTAACCTTTTTGACGCCACCAACAGAGCGCGGATTTACACCGCAGCGCTTGGAGATTTCGCCTTCAGTTTCAAGACCAAACAAAGGATTGCCAGTGAGCAACTTTTCGCGGATGACGTCCGTCAATCCAGCGTAAGCAGCAGATGGGTCTTTAATCGCGTCAATAGCTTGGACGGGAACAAAGACACAGATGACTTCGCCATACATGGCGGAGATCATACGACCCGGGACCGGGTCGTTTTCAAAAGTAACAGTTTGGGAAAGCATCCCGCCCTCATTGCCGCGCACGCCGACAGCAATCATAGGAGCGAGTTTACCGCCACGAAAGCGACCCACAAGAGTGCGGCTTTCACGACGGATATTCATAGGTTTATCATAACTCATTTGAGTTTTCCTTTCGGTGTGATTTTAATAATCAGTTTTTTTGCAGCCATTTTCAGGGCTGCGCGCCGTTCAGCGCATTTTTTACAGGGTTTCATAATCAGAAATTCTGATTACGAGCGCCAGAGCCGAGCGTATTAAACCTCGCCCAGCCGCGAGTGGAAGCAGTTCGCCGAACGGGCGAACCGTGACCCCACGTTTCATCAACATCGATCCTATATTTAGGATCGGTCGACCAATTTTTTTGGATACGGCCTAAATTCCAACCCGCATCATAAACGGTGGAACCAAGGCCAATAAGAAAGCCTGTGCCTTCACCCCCACGAGATTCGGCAACATCAGCATCCGACCACTGGCGGGACGGATAAATATCCATAAATGGAGTAAATATAGGCGCTCGAGCAGGCAAAGTGCCTTCATCAGAAGCAGCAGAAGTTAACGGAACTACCTTAGGGGCATCTAGGCTGAAACCCAGCCGAGGATCCCCAAGGAAATCAGTAAGAAACTTATCACCAGAAGAATCTTTCTTATCGTCGTCATTTGAACCACCATAAATGCCGCCGACCTTGGGACGCAAGGTCATATTTTCAACGCTTTTCCTATAGTGTGCTGTTTGGGCTTCCAAGAGAGAGATGCGTGCATCTTTTTCTTTGTCGCCAGCAGCAATAAGCAAAGCGTCGGATATGGCTGCACCCATATAGTTTTGACCCTGAACCACAGAGCCTTGAGGGCCTTGGGTCAAAGCCGTCAGCGGATTGAACCCCGCTTTTTCCGCTTTGTCACGGATCGCCTGATAATCAGGGACGACATATTTCGGCTTAGGCGCAAACAGAGTGCTTGCAACACCACCAAGAATGGTTTCCAAAACAGGCATCAAAAACCCCCACGAGAATAGCGCTTATCGCGCGCAGGCGAAAACGAATGATCGATTTCGGCAGCAGCGCGGCGCATATCATGCCGAACTTTGGCATCAGAAAGCCAGAAGACATCGGCAACGATTTGAACGGCATAATCCAATTCCTGATCGGCAGCGCCGTCAGCAATTTGAAAACTTACGAGACGCCAAACGGCGCGCTCATAACTACCGATGGGATCGCGATTTGGTTGGGTCATTTCAGACCCCACAAAAAGCGCGGAAGCCATCGGACCAAACAACGGCAGTAACCGTGCCACCAGCGCCAAGAGCGGCAGGGATCACGGTTTTGAACAAAATGGGCATCAAAGCCCGAAAGAGAGAGTTTTGCATTTGAACCTCAGTTTACACATCCGTATAAGATCGGACATGCACAGAGGCGCAAAAACAGATTCAACTAGCAATGATTAATTGTCTGATAATCCTTATATTGTAATAGACGTTGCATTTTTACCACAGCTAGAACGTGACACTAAGGGAAGTGGCCATGGGGCGCACGTGTGCTGCAGGTAGTAGCAACAGATAGAGAACATATAATTTCAGACACATTGCATAATATTTTGAGGCAATCAACCGTAGGTTTCTTTGAACGCCATGTGGATAAAGCGCAAATCGCCTTTGCCGTTTGATAGGCAGTCTATTTGCGCCTTACCCACAAGGCTTGCGTTTGTTTAGGAACACCATGGGACAAAGCGGGCAGGGCGTCCAGAGCCGCCGCCGCTTTTGGTGTTTTTGTCAGGCCGAGGTTTACACCTGTCACGATCTTTTTGGATCGGATCGGGGGAAGACAAGGTTTGAACCTTTGCTGCCCTTAGACTGACAGTAGGGGTTGATACGACCGAGGGTTTCTTTTCTTCTCTCATCGATTGGCGCGAGGCCAACGACTGAGTGATAGACCCAGTTTCCTTCGTCACCTTCAAAGCGTTGAATGCCAAGCGACTGGAGTTCGAAACGGTCGAGTTCGTGGAGACAGGCATGACAGGGAATAATAGATCCACACTT